CAGCACTCTGTCAGCGCCGGTTCATCTCTCGTGATGTCTTCGGCCAGCGATTGCTACTGGATGCCGCGCTCGGCGCACCAGGCTTCATATTCCGCCGGCGAAATGCAGCGTCGCGCCCGGCAGCGAGGTAATGCCAGTGCGACATGGTGGTCATGCTGCCGCTCCATCGCCACTGAGCAGGTTCTTCACGCCCGCATGTGAAATCTGAAAACCGTCCTGCACCATGGCGTCGGCAATCGCACGCAGCGAGGCGCCGGCGGCGCGCATCTCGCGCATCTTTACCATGGCGGCCTGTTGGGCGCCGTCTTCGACCAGACCGCCGTCGCCGTCCTTGCGCCAGCCGAAAGGCACGGTGCCGCCCAGATAGCGATTGCGGGCCTTCTGATCGGCCTTGACCGTCGCGATGCGTTCGCGGATTCGGTCGCGCTCGGCTTCGGCCACAGCCGACAGGATCGTGAAGACCAGCTTGGAAATGCCATTGGTGGTCGTATCGCCGCCGAGGTCGATCATGTGCAGGCCGACGCCGAGTTTTTTAAGCTTGGCCAGGCTGTCCAGCGCATCGAGGGCGGACCTGAACATGCGGTCGAGTTTCGGCGTGATAACGATGTCGCCTTGCTTGAGGCCGGCCAGCAGCTTCGCGCCTTCGGGCCTGTCGATCAGCGGCTTCGAACCGGAGACGCCGCGCTCGACATGCGTGCGATCGACGGTAAGCCCGTGCATCAGGGCGTAGCCTTCGATCTGCCGCTGCTGGGCGCCGAGGCTCTCGCCTTCGTCAGCCTGGGCCATCGTCGAAACCCGGCAATATCCGTAAACCGCCATAACGCTCTCCTGTAAACCTGCATCCGGGTTTACGGCGGCTGTGCGCGGTTGTCAAGCTGCTACAGCAGCTTTACAAAAATAGTTGGGGGCGACGAACGCCCCCAAATAATGTTCTTAGTCTGTTCTAGTGCAATGTGCCGCGATGTTCGGCCAGCGAGCGTGCGCGCAGGGTATCGCGATATTCGGCCAGCGAGCGTGCGCGCAGAACGTCGCGGTCATCACGCATTATTTCCTCGGCCAGCAAGCGCGCGAGCAGGATGTCGCGATTTTCGACCAGCTTCAATGGACACCGCCGCCGTCGCGGGCAAATTGTGCGGGCGAAAATTTCCGCCTCTTGCGGACATCCGCCTCGCCTCGATGGGATGTGGCCGGTGATCTGGCCTAGCACCTGGCCGAACCAGTACAAGTACCGGCGGTCGGGGGAACAGAGCGTGAAGCCGGCTATGCGGTCGGCAAAGACCTCGATCATCCCCGCCCGCACGGTCGCGGTGATGCCGTCGATGGTCGCTTCGCCGCTACCGCCGGCCAGAAAGCTTTGGACGGCGTCTCGGAGCGCGGCGACCGCCGCCACAGCGTCAGCGATCCTCGCCGTGAACGTGATATGCTGGCCATTGATGCTGATATCGATGTTGAGGCCAAGCCCCCCGTCGCGAGTGCGGACGAAGTCGCGGCGGCGCCCCTGCACGGCCATACCATATACGCGCAGGCCGCCAGGGATATGATGATGAATTTGTGCGAGCATAGCAGTCCTCCGTTTGCTGGAGGCCGCTTCAGTGGGCTTGCTTGCCACTCGGCAGGGCGCTATTGTGCGCTGACCATTGATTCTTCGACTGCCGAACGGTCGCTTCGCTCCACGAAGTGGCCGTTTCTTTTTACTGCGGCAGTATGAAGTGACGGCAAGAGTCTGGCAAGACTCTGCGCAGCTAAAATGCCTGTAAATGCTTGGCTATGCTCCGTAATCAGCCCCGCCGGCCTGAATAAAAGTCGCAGTGACCGATCCAGCGCCAGCGGTCTGGTTGATGCGAGCGAAGGTCGGCTTGTAGGCATAGTTGCCCTGCAGCGATGTCGTGGCGTTGACGAGTGTAACGTCGGGGTGATTGGTCCAGGCCATACTGGCGACGTCCACCGGATTGATCGGGCTATTCGGGTCATCGAGGCTCTGCTGGACCGTGTAGGTGGCCGCGCCGGTGACATTACATTGGAGCGAAACCTGCGGGTCGCCATAGTCATCGAAGCGCACGGGGGCAGACTGCCCGACGCCAGTGGTGGAGACAGTGATCGGTCGCATGGGCGTAACTCCTTTAAGATCGCCGTTGCAGGGACGCGCCTCTAGCCTCATTATATAAGGCATGTCAAAGATCGTCGCACTCGCCCCGCACCGTCCCGCTCCCGAAGCCGTCAAACCGCCTTGGGTGGACATTTTCACCGAAAAGGTGGGCCAGAAAATTTGCGATGAAATCGCGGCAGGCAAGACGCTATCAACCATCTGCCGTGAAGCCTGGTGTGCAAAACCAAGGCAAGTCCACATATGGATGGCCGAACAGCCCGACTTTCGCGAGGCCTATGAAGAAAGCCGCAAAGTGTGCGCTGATCATCTCGCGCGCGAAATAGTCGAACTGGCCGACAATGCCAAGACAGATCTCGACATGGCCAAGCTACCCCACCAAATTCACGCGAGGGAATGGGTGGCGCAGCGCATGGACCCCGCGAGATATGGCGATCGCAAGCAAGTCGAGACGCACTCGACCATCGATGCCAATGTCCGCAGCGTGAGCAAGATCGATTTGTCGCGTTTGTCGAGCGAAGAGCTTCTGATCGCGGAGAAGGCCCTGATGAAGGCTATCGGGCACGACGATCCGACCGATGACGGCCTCGACGAGGACTAGGCTGGCGGCGCCATCCATGGCGGTGGTTCGATTGGCTGGTCAGCGACACCGACGATGCGGATGCCTTGCCAGATGCCGCTCCTCACGACCCCCAGCCAATAATCGTCGAGCAAGTCCATAAAGAAGACCTTTTTGCGGGCGTCGGGCATATGGGCGAAACAATCCTCCCACCCGTTTCTGCGGGCTGCGTTATAGGCGCTGACTGATTTTTCTTGCCACTCCGACCGTGTATTGAACTTCAGCGAGTTGACCTTGCACCGGTCGTGGGTCCAGTAGTCTTTAGGCTTTTGGCCGTTACCCATACATGCGGTACATTCAGGCATCCACCCATTTTTGCGGGCTGCATCGTAAGAAACACGATTCTGCTGGACCCACTCTTTTATTGATCGAAAGGGAGCCGCCGCTTCGATGCAAAGTTCGCGTGTCCAATAGCCTTTAGGTAACCTGTCGCGCTCCATGTGAGGTACATTTAGGAAGCCAGCCATTCTTGTAGGCGCTGTTGTATGCAGCAGATGCTTTCTTTCTCCACTCTTTAATTGATTGAAAAGGGGCCGCCGCTTCTACGCACCGCTCCAGGGTCCAATACCCCCCAGGCTTCTGAACGCTTTCCATATGAGCACAACACATGGGAAGCCAGCCATTCTTGTGTGCAGCGGTATAAGCACCTTTTGACTTTGCCTGCCACGCACCGACTGTTCGAAAGGGCGCCGCACTCTCGACGCACCTCTCCAAGGTCCAGTACCCAGCAGGCTTCGAGGTCTTTTCGGAAATGGGCTGTTGCAAATAGGCGGGGCCGCCCTGCATATTATCATCAGTCATCGCGCCGCTCTCATCGGTGATGGTGGTCAGGGGCGGTTCGGTGTTAGCGCATCGAGCCGCCCTGCTTATTTGATATCCAGTTTTTGGCAAGAATGCGATTTAAAAAATAAATCATTTCTCTACGTAGTACGCCAGTCGAAGCAGAAGACGCTCTGTCCCAATCTAAGACAACAAGCGAATACGCTCAATCCGTGTCGGCCCAGCGCGCCAAACGGCTGTGCAAATGTTCACGCGCGCGTATTTGGTGTTTGGCCCGCTCGGGATCGCCGCCGTCTGCAATGTCTAAAATGGCGTCTTCCAGCACTTCAAGCCGTATACGTTTTGCAAGTGAATACATTTCCGCGACTTTGGGCCAATCCCGACACCAATACATCACCGTGCGAACCGACGGCGACCACTTCTCTCGCGCTATTTCGCGCAAAAGACGGCCTTGGGCGATCTCAACAAACAGTTTTTCAAGCAATTTCGGGCTGCAGGGATAATCTGGCTCCGTGCGTGCAGCGCGTTTGGAATATCTGCGCATATAACGCCGCCCAGGCTCTTTAAGCGCCCGAGGCCGCCCCGCCTTCTTCTCCGAAATGCATTCCATTTCCGCCCTCACCCCTACGGGGTGAGTATAAAATCGAATATTCGAATTAGCAAGCCCGCCTTTTTAGCAAATGGGGGGATTGGACGGCTCGGGAGGGATTGGGGGGGATTGACCAAAAAAGCCCAATCCCCCCACTTAAACCGTTGATCTAACCCACATTTTGTGCCTTGGGGGGATTGGGGGGATTAGAATGCGTTACCCCCTATATATATTTAT